CAGATTCAGATGGAAGTTTGCGATCTCGATGAATGCGATTTCGTTGAGACCCGGTTCAAAGAATATGATAGCAAAGAAGACTATGATGCAGATGGCACAATTACGCAAGGATACAGTTCGAATGGAAATGAGAAGGGAGTTATTCTTTGGTTTCAAACCGCACCTGCACTCACACAACAAGGTCACGTTTCACCACCGATCCAACTTTACGAATATGCGCCGATTGGTGCAACCCCTTATGAATATGATAAGTGGGAGGCGGAAATATTCACAAAGCATGAACGTTTGGGAAGTACTTGGGTACGGACGATTTACTGGTACTTAGATCAATACAGTTGTGTTCTCGTTCGCAGGAATAGGTTATGGTTCGAAGAAGCGGTTCCTATACTACAACGTCTGTGGGAGACGATTGAAGAGGAACGTAAGTCTGGATATGAACATCGTGCCCCCAAACGAAAGACGACTACAGCGAATAACTCTGATACTACGGAAGCGTCTTTCAAAATTGTTAAATTGAATACAGCGATAGTACCAACAGATACAATAGGAGAGGATACAACTATGACGACTGCAACGGCAACAAACATGGCAACGTTTATGGCGATGAATAATAGTATCCTTCAATCCAATAAAAAACACAATAGTAACTCGAAACGACCATCTGATGTTTTGATTCATTGTTTCAAAATAGACGAACTCGATCTCGACGAAAGCAAAATAGAACAATAAAAATGACGACGGAGGATGCCTCGCCTCCCCTCCCCCTCCCACTGTATATTTTTATTGTTCAATGAATTAGTTTAATTATGATTGAATTGCATAAAATCCAACGCGGCGTCCTGGATGATCTAAAGGTAGAGGGTCCGCCGGTTTATATTCATCTGGCGCCTTGGGTGCATACAACGCCCCGCACATTCCCGCTGGCTTACACGACCCGTTATCTGGAGTAAGCCAATCCCGCACATTATTCGTCGCTTGGTCATAACTCCCCACATTCGCCGCAACCGGGTATAACTTCGAATTATTCATAGAATCATTCTCTCGGAGCACGACTCCATAACCCGCGCCTTTCTTCGGATACGTGGGATATAACAGCGGCTCATCCACTTCGCGCGGATATTCGCCAGATGGAATACCTCTACCGTTGAAACCTTCCTTTCTTGCTTGCTTTTCGGCTTCTTTCGTCGTAATTGCACTGATGTCGTGAATCGCCGACATTAATGGCTCTGCAATAATGACAGCTACAACCAATAAGAAAAGGCCAATATATTCTTTGAAATATTTCATATCAAGATACAGAAATGATAATAGATATAAACCCCTATGTATAATACATATATTATTCAAACATGACAACGATACAATCCACTATGGGAGAAGATATGCATGTCATCAAGCGTAACGGTGAACGAGAGATTGTAGCATTTGATAAAATCCTAGCACGCCTAAAAACACTTGGTCAAGAAGCAGGTATTACTGGTGTAAATTATACAACTCTTGTCATCAAAATCATTGATCAACTATACGACGGTATCCCAACGACAAAAATCGATGAACTCACTGCTCAACAATGCGCGATGATGGCAGTGCAACACCCCGATTATGGCACACTAGCGTCATATATTATTGTATCGAATTCGCATAAGAATATTCCTGGCGGGTTTTATCAGGCGATGAAGCAATTGTACGAATACCGCGATTCACATGACAAACACACACCGATTATAAGCAAGGTTGTCTGGGATTTCCTTCATGAAATCATTGATACGCCGAGAAATGGCAGCGCACCCGGTCCAGGGCCATTTTTGGTGCATGAAGCACTTCAACAGATGATCGTGGAACAACGTGATTATCTCATCGATTATTTCGGATTTAAAACACTTGAACGGTCGTATTTGATGCGCGTAAATGGCGTTATCGTAGAACGCCCACAACATATGTGGATGCGCGTGGCATTAGGCATTCACTCTCAACGTAAAGATACTCGGACTGTCTACGAAACTCTTGTTTATATTCAGAACACATATGATGCAATGTCGCAGAAATACATGACTCATGCCACACCGACCTTATTTAATGCTGCAACACCCCGACCTCAATTGAGCTCATGCTACTTAATCGCCATGGAAAACGATAGTATTGACGGGATTTTTGATACATTAAAAGACTGCGCGAAGATCTCTAAACATGCGGGAGGAATCGGGCTTCATATTCATAATATCCGGGCTTCTGGTTCACTCATTCGCGGAACAAATGGTTCATCGAATGGGATTGTTCCGATGTTACGTGTTTTCAACAATACCGCGAGGTATATTGATCAAGGAGGGCGCCGTAACGGAAGTTTCGCGATTTACTTAGAACCATGGCATCCGGATATCGAGGATTTCTTGGAGATGAAGAAGAACCATGGTGACGAAGAAATGAAAGGGCGAGATCTATTTTATGCTCTATGGATTCCTGATCTTTTCATGGAACGTGTCAAAGGAGGTGCGGGTGCCGCGGATATGTGGTCGTATTTCTGCCCGGATGAATGCCCCGGTCTCGCGGATGTATATGGTGACGATTTTAAAGAGCTATATGAGAAATATGAACGTGAAGGACGTGCCCGGAAACAAGTGAATGCGCGTGATCTATGGTTAAAAATCCTGGATAGCCAGATGGAGACAGGAACACCCTATATTTTATTCAAAGACGCCGCCAACAAAAAGAGCAACCAGAAAAATATTGGCACGATCAAGAGTAGCAACTTATGCACTGAAATTATGGAGTACTCTGATGCAAATGAAACGGCGGTATGTAATTTGGCAAGTATCGCGCTTAACCGATTTGTATTTGTATCTGAATCGAGCGGTGTTGAGGGACGCACCCCCTCTTTTGATTTCACCGAACTTGAACGTGTAACTGCTCTTGTTGTAGATAATCTGAACCAAATTATCGATATTAACTATTATCCAACGACGAAAACAGAGACGAGTAATTTGCGCCACCGACCCATCGGAATCGGCGTGCAAGGACTCGCGGATGTATTTATGATGATGAATATTCCGTTTCATAGCGAAGAAGCCCGAGTCCTTAACCGAGAGATTTTTGAGACGATTTACTTTGCAGCACTTCAAGCATCAATGACACTTGCTGCTCGCCATGGTGCATATGAAACATTCAAGGGGTCGCCTGCATCTGAAGGTATTCTTCAGTTTGATATGTGGAATGTTGATCCATCTGAGAAACCGTTAGTATATCGAACGAAAGAATACGATTGGAATGAGCTCAAATATAAAGTCATCACACACGGACTGCGAAACTCGCTACTATTGGCACCGATGCCTACTGCAAGTACGTCTCAAATCCTCGGAAACAATGAATGTTTTGAACCGATTACGAGTAATATATATACGCGACGGACCTTAGCAGGAGAATTTATTATGGTGAATCGGTACTTGATCCGCGATCTTATCGCGATTGGATTATGGAATGAACGCGTGAAGACGAATATTATCGCAAATCAGGGGAGCGTGCAATATATCGACGGACTGCCTGATGCATTGAAACTCAAATATAAAACAGTCTGGGAGATGCCGATGCGGCATATTATCGATATGGCGGCTGATCGTGGTGCGTTTATCTGCCAGAGCCAAAGCATGAACTTATGGGTGGAGGAACCGAACTATAATATTTTGACATCGATGCTCTTTTATGCTTGGAATAAGGGGCTGAAAACTGGCGCGTATTACTTGCGAAGAAAGGCGAAGCACCAACCACAACAATTTACGGTGGAGCCGGAGAAGGCGGGGGCGGGGGCTGTGAATGCAGCGGAAGATGAGATATGTGAGTTCTGCTCCGCATAATAGTCTCGTGTTGTGAGACTGAATTCTGCTCCGCATAATAGTCTCGTGTTGCGAGACTGAGTTCTGCTCCGCATAATAGTCTCGTGTTGCGAGACTGAATTTTGTTCATCTTGAACAAAATTGAAATTCTTTTTTTACTATTTATAGAACGTATCAAAGAACCACAATGCTTCGATATTCGCCCTCACAGAAAGACAAAGACGCCGCAGCTGCCATCGCCGCAGACCAAGAAAACCGTAGTCGAGAATACTACGATCCAGTTCATGAATGGACAATACAAATGAATTTCAGGTTTCCTCCGCCACTGTTGAACGATGGCAGCATCGGCAGTTCCGAGAGATTTCGCGTCATCCATGAAGTTCCTGCCAAGAATACCTCACTATATTATTTGCTTTCACAATCTAACCCGTGGCTAGATTGTGAAATGACACGCGAGAAACGCGCATACTTGAAACCGCGAGTTGGCGAAATGTGCTGTGCGGTATACGCAGATGGTGCAAGCAATGGAAGCACATCATCACATGTACCCCCCAACTTCTTCCGTAATGAAACAGTCATGGATATCGTGAATCTATATTTGTGGCCACTTCTTTACTCCCGCGCAGACGACGTGATCGCATGCACCACATTTGCGGATTGGAAGCGACTCTTCACACGAACAATATTACTTGGTTTCCCAGATTATGAATACTGGACTTCAATTGCAGCAGCCGGATCAGTGACTCCGTCAACAATGTCGACTTTTGTGCCTATATCCGACCAACGCAGAACCGCGCGACTATTGAAATACATGACGCCTGCTCGAGTACTTTATCTCCTAACTACACGGGCGAATTTCTGGCCGTATGGACCGTCATCACAGCCTCGGCCTCGAGTAGCTGGAGTATCTGGACTGTGCTCCATCAAACCAAGAATAAAAGAATACGCGGAGAAAACCGAGATCCAGTGGTTGGTAAATGCTGACTTCCTCCGTAAAATGAAACGTGTTCATCTTTATATTATACATGCTAATTCTGATATATCTACTTCATTGAATGACACAGATAGCGAATAAAAAAATATCCCCTTGACATTTATTTTTACTCAACAGTCGGTGGTGTCATTGCTGTCGTCGGCGTCGTCTCGATCATCTTCACGTAACACTTCAAGCATACATCAACGTCCACTTTCGCATTGTGAAGTCCTTCCGGGGCGGGTGCATCAGCACCGAAAAGCGCATAATAAAGCTCGATGAGTTTTGGGTATTTGAACGAAATCGTTCCGTCTTTCCACACGTTTACCAATTTACAGATCATCGTTCCCTCCTTCATTGTGCAATATTCTTTTGGCGGGAAAATGTTGTTGAACATCCTTGCACGGTAAAGCTCAACTTGAATCATATTCTTATCAAACTGGAGGTTATGTGCAACCAATCTGCCGCACTTATAGGCGGCATGCTTGAAATCAAAGAGCGCGACATCCATTGGGATACCCCTGGCCCGGGACAGTTCGCTTGTAATTCCGTGAATGGCGGTAGACTCTGCTGAAATAGGAATGTGTGTTCCGAGAGATATAATGTTGTCCTTTTCTTCTTCGACTTCCTTGGTTTCTTCGTTGTAAATCACCCAACTCAGCTGGACGATATGAGGCCATTTGTCAGTTTGGTTCGTAGGAGTATTTTTCGGGGGGAGTCCAGTCGTCTCCGTATCAAAGATCAAAACGCGCATTGTCTCTAGTCTGCAATATAAAGAATCAATATATTTTCTTTATATTGGAATTTGAATATCAATTTTATCGCGTCTCAAGAAGTTCGCTCGGACATTGAGTCTTACTGACGACGAAGAGATCCGACGGCGCCGACAACAGCAGCCACGGGCTGAAGAGCCGGCACAAACGGAGCGACGGCAGGAAGAACGCGCTCAGCAACAGGGAGCGCCTTCTTGAGGACAGGGACGACCTTCTTTTTCAAGAAGTTCTTATCCTCAGGTTCATTGGAGAAAGATAATTCCATTGATTCAAAGCTTGATTATACTATACGGTTGTATTATATATTTATATCCTAAATATATGAATTTTTACTAAGAACACATTGCATTTCCAAAAGCAACAACCGCAATAATACCTAGAACTAATCCAACGTGATAGTTATACTGCATTGTACGATAGACTTTCAGCCACGCCTGCGTTTCTTGGCCTGAATTGAGGTGAAGGACCATCCAATCACTCTTTGGCGAGAGAATATAGTAGAAATAATTCACGCTAAATGCTACAGCCGCGACCATACATAGGAGTCCACCACGCGACCCCCCAGCGCCAAGAAAATACTTGCGACAGCAAGCCAGCAGAATCATTGCCAATACAAAACCCAGGAATAGACCCATAAAATAAATCCCCTGTCGTTCTCTCGTGATCGCTGCATACCGGCGCTGTTTTTCCGGCGATAATTTCGCGACGAACTCCTGGATCACCTGGGATCGGTTGCCCATCGTGCAACAATAGATATTTGCGACAATAAAAATAAACGCGATTGCGCAACTAATTCCACAGACCATCTTGTATGCTATATAATTACGTTACATAAATTCGAGGAAGACAATGTAACATACAAATAAATTGAAATGTTTTTACACATGTAGCGTTATATCATGATACATCCACACACACGAATTCAATGACTACAATTGGCGTTCCTAATTCAAGTTCTATTGCTGCTGCAGCAACTGCTCATCATCAAAAAACGACACTGGAAATATTACTGAACCTCCAGAAATCTCTCGACGAGTTCAGAAGTAAAGTTCTCGAAATGGAAGAAGAAATGCAAACAGTGAAAATCGAGAATAACATCCTGAAACAAAAAATACATGAGCTTACCTCTACGAAACCACCATCGTCATCCCCGTCGCGACGAGGATTGTTCGGATATGGTGCGGATGAATTCTAAGCGAACCCCTTGCAAATACCATATGATCTCCTATGCCACTGTGTAATTCCGTGTTCCCGTATTCCGTCCAAATGTTTTTTTGACCCATACCCTTTATTCCCGCGCAGTGAATACATTTCATCTAGCACGGGATGTTGGTCACACAATTTTTCAATATAATCATCACGCGCCACTTTGGCAAGGATCGACGCTGCTGCAATACACGCATACGTATTATCACCCCCTTCCACGCATACGTGCGTATATGTGTCTATTTCGCCAGTTTCCTTATTATAGTTCCCAAGTGGGATAAAGTCGTTTCCATCAACGAGGAGAAGATAGTCTTCCGTTGTTGGCACATCTCGATTTTTTTGTTCCAACTCTTGCGTATGACCTTCAATTGCGGCATTGATTGATTTTCGCATACATTGAAGAGTTGCGCGGCGGATATTCAAACGGTCGATCGCCTCAGCCTCTTCGTACGAAATGGCCCACGCTACCGCATGCTCCTTGATATAATCCGACACCTCTCGGATTTTCTTCTCGGAGTGAAACTTTTTACTGTCTTTTAGAAGAGAGAAATCGAAGGGTCGCGATATGTCATCCGCGGAAGGAAGTATAACAGCACCAGTATAAACACGTCCGAATAATGGTCCGCGTCCAGCTTCATCCACTCCTACTTCGTATTTGTGCGTTTTTGCGGGAGTTTCATCTTCGACAACATAAGATGTCGCGAGAATCGATGTCGGGTTGGATTTACGCGCCGGGCGAGGCTTCTTGGTGAGAATCACTTCAGTATCGGTCATTGTTTGCGTTTACTATAGTACATTACATGGAAAATTCATTCAATTCTTTATTGGAAAACTTTTTATGTATATATAGTATCATATAACCGTATAATATATTCAATATATCGAATGCAACTCACGAAAGTTCATCTGTTTCTTATTTTGATATTTGCATTGATCCTTGCGTCCAGTTTAGGCAACTACGTCCGCGATGGATTTACAACAACAAAACCTACCGAGTTGCCCCCTCAATTACGCGCGGTTGATACAAGAAACGCGCCTGGGAATGCACCACCACCGACTGCCAAGTATGATCCAAACATGAACGCTGGTGTAAACCCAGCTGAAGTTGGTTCGCCAGTGTCGTCCTTTTCACCAAGCAGATTCCCAATGAATGCTCCTGCCGGTATTCCAGGATTAAATAGTGTAACTGGTAATGATCAAGCCGGTAAGGAAATGGAATGCAAACCAAAACAGAAATGCCCGCCATGCCCTGCTTGCGCCAGATGCCCTGAACCTTCGTTTGAATGTAAGAAAGTTCCAACGTATTCAAATAGAGACAATTCTAATTTACCTCGTCCAATCATGGCTGATTTTAGTCAATTTGGAATGTAATGGAATGGAATGTAATGGAATGTAATGGAATGAATGGAATAAAAATAATGTGCAACCTTACCTTGTTGCACATTATATACTATATCTTACCTGATTTTATCCTCTTACCAGTGGTGATTCGTCGTCGTTGTCACTGTCACCGTCGTTGTAGATGTATTGTATGATGTTTCGGCGAGGTCCTGGGTTTCGGTTGTCAATGATTTCGTCGTGATCGTAGTTGTCATCATTGTCGATCATCTCGAGGTTCCTTCTGTAAATCTCTCCGAAGTCTTCGTTCGCAGGAGGAGGAGGTGGAATTCCTGCAACGCAGGGAGGGAGTGGCTGCTGCTGCTGCTGCTGCTGCTGGTCACCGGCGAAATCGTGCCATCTGTGATTGTCCAGAGCATTCTGATCATTGACGTAAAAGCCATCGTCGTCGGCGTCATTGGGGTCGGGTTCAACAAACGTATACCGCATCGGTGCGAAATCCGGTTGAAGGAAGCAGCTGTGAAGAAGATCCATTGCTTCATCATCGTCGGCCAAGTATTCGAGCATTTGGTATTCGGTTGCTTGTAGGACAATTGCGCGGTCAGTGACGTCGAAAATCCTGCAGATGGTCTGGTGTGTATGGCTTCCATTGCCAAACTCCATTTGGATCATGTGTCCGTCCTGAAAACGGCGATGCGGAGAGAGATGAATGAAGAAGATTGCGACATGAACCCCCGGTCGGTAATTCTCTTGCATCAAAAGCGACACGTCCATTTGTCCGGCGAAGAGTCGTGTGTGTGTTTCATCGTTTGCCCAATCCATCGATGCTTGAGCGTAGTGACGGAGAACTGGGTCGAGGATTTCGCGGCCGAAAAGTTGGTTCCAGACTGTCGGATCGTGCATTTGAATTGACCGTATGTGATGGATACGATTGCCGGTCCGGTAGCCGTCCGTGTTATTGATTGCAGCGGCTCGATGTCTGCGCATTTCTTGGACTTGATTGCATTGATTCCATTCTGTGGTTTGCCTTTCGTATTCGTTCATTCCATTTTCTTCAAAGTTTCGGGGGTCGCGGATGGGGTTCTGATCGTGGTTCTGGTTGTCGGCCATTGTATCGTTCGTATGTGTGTCTGTGCTGAAGCGCTGGTATATATATCGTTCATGAAAAAGCATTTCAATTTTATTCGTCGTGGCATCCGCGCGGATCTGTATGAAACATAATAAAAAACACACACACACACACACACACACACTTACCGGTTTACCTGTTTACATTATCATTCTGCAGACATAGACGCGGTTTTTCTTTTCATAGCACCGCTCACCAGTTCTAATTGAATCCAGTGACGATTGAACCGGGGCGTATCTCGTCATTCTTTCGAGTGCAAATTGGCTTTCTCGCATAATTTCACAACGATTCCATCTCATGTATAACTCGTTGGCCCGAGGAATGTGCTGGCGGTGCTTCACGAGAAGATCTCCGAAAACTGGATCGCGAGTTTGAACGTGGTTGGCTGCACTTGCAATATCACACGCTAGGTACGTGTGACCCAATTTAGGTGCCATTTCAGATGTCACCATTCGAGGTTCGATCGCCGCAAAAGTGAGTAAGGCGGTTGTGATTCCATCATTGCACAGTCGCATTTGTGTTGTCCTGAGTGTCTTGAGTAGACTCATGAAACTCATACTCGAATTGTCGAGCAGATGTGCGACGTCGTAGCGGCAGAGTCTGCTGAAACGACACTGGCCTTCAACAATTGAACGACACATAAGCATTTTTTCGGCGTTTTCTTTGAGAAATGAATACGAGATCCATGTGTTGGCACGAGCCGCAGCAAGTCGGCTTTCTGACAGTGAATGAGCCTTCCCCGTTTGAAAATTGAGTTTCCAGAATTTGCATGACATTTTGACAAACTCGGGATCGGTTCGGATGGATTGGAGAGATACAAACCCGCGCTTGTATAGTTCAACGCACGATTCGAGTCGGCCAATGTTGGCGTCGTAGAGTGCCTGGAGCTCTTTTGTGGTTTCTTGGATTTTCTCAGGTGTAACATCCCGAGCAGTCAGAAGACTCGCGTTGCTGAACGTCGTCTCTTTGCTCAAACCGACCACAAAGTTATCACTCTCACCAGAGAGTATGGTAGGCAGGTTGCGGTAATACCGGTTGCCGATAAGGTATTCGCATGCAAGCGCGCAGGAAATGAATGACGCGATGAGGTCAGCACGTTTCAATGCACGAAGACGCGTGTGTGGTTTGGCGCAAAAGACACCTGCGAGCTTTTTCACGACAAGGTGCGCGAGTCCGGAGTGCGCGATCATGAAATGCTTTTGACGCATGGAGAGTTGGGTGAAAGGCGTGATGTCGCGAACAGTGTGAACACGTGCGCGGGCTTTCGAGGTGATGTGGTCTTGAGTCGGGAGGCATAGTATTTCTTGAATCTGCAAATGTGTTAGAGAACAGAACTGGCGGGGCTGGCGGGACGCGGCAACGATTGCATAGTGCCGAGGTAAAGCGGTTTCGATTTTTTTGAAATTTTTGCGGTTGGGTTTTGTTGGACAGTGTCTTCGTTCCAGGTCGTAGTATTGCGCGATAATATCGCGGGGGTCGGGAGTGGTGGCGGCATCGGCTGCGACGACTGGGAGATAATTCCAAGTGTGCACAATACCACCAACGGTGCCTTGAAAGTCTTCGGCTATTTCGACGTGTTCTTCCATTTGATCACGGAGGATATTGTTGGTCTTGATCCGGTTCCTGTTACTGGGTATGTCGCTGTGTCTGTTTGATATCATTCTTCGGGGTGCGTAAACGCTACTGTTTGGATGATATCAAAAAAAGTATTTCAATTTTTTCTGATTTGTATAGAAAATGATGGGATCATGACTTTTTTTCTTCGGGTCAGTAAATCACCGTGGAGCTGTTCGGATCATACATTTTTTTACTTGCGACCAACTTTGCGTGAAGAAGAACGACGCACTTTACGACGGGATTGTCGTTTATTTTTCTTGGATTTTTGTTTTTTAGCGACGCCCTTACGGCGGCGGGTGCGCTTAGAGGCCGAACGTTTTCGAGAACGGCCGCCGCCTTGGCCCATGTCGGCGTCAACGCCGCCTTGACCCATGCCGCCTAGACCCATTTGGTCGGGTGGATTCTGGTTGGGGGCTGGGGGAGCGGGGCCGGGGGCTGGGGGAGCTGCACCCATTCCACCTTCTCCCCCCTGCACTTGCAACAATCCTCTACATAAGTTCGAAGCAATAACATTTGGAGCTTGGTCAAGATCGGCCTGAGCAGCAGGAATAGGGACTTCTACACCCTGCGCTGCGGCTGCAATTCGTTGAATCATATCAGCGGGAGCACCAACATTATTTATAGCTGCAGCATCAGCTATGGCTTGAACATTAGCTGCGGGAACTAAAGCAGCTGCTGCCACTGCACCTCTACCTGAAAAAGCTCCAAACCCCCACCGTGCAAGCCCACAAGCGGAAGCAGCCCATGAAGCTACTGCATTAGCTGCTGCTGCTGCTCCTGCTGCTGCTGCTGCTCCTGCTGCTGCGCATTTTCGTCCCACTAAATCTGACACTCTTTGGCTCTCGTTTTTAAGCGCGCCAATCAGATCAGTCGGAATTAGATCCCCGGGATTTTGACCTATGATATAGTCAATTAAACGGTTATCTCCATTCATAATGCGATCTTGTAATGCTTGAATATCCGGAATACATTGTCCTTTCGCGTGTTGAGAGTCTTCTAGAGTTAATATTCCTCTTATTACTAATTCATCCATGTAACTAGAAAAACTATCTACCATAGTCCGACAATGTGCCAATAACAAGCTTTTAAATAATTGACGTCGAGCTATTACTGCAGCATTGACTCCAGGTTCTACAGCAATTACTGTACCCAACATTCGGGTTGATTGATCGATAATACCGGCCAAACCCTCCGCACTACCTGCAAGATTACCGACAATCGCACCAGGGTTTTCATATTCACTTACTAACACAATCGGTGCGTAATCGTCGCCCGCATGAGCTTCCATTGACAATACATCCATATCAGGCTCTGGTCGTGGTCTCGTTCCAACAACACGCATTCTCAACGAAGAATTTAAGAGTGGTACAAAGCTTGTTACTAATTGAAATCTTGATGTATTCAATCGGAATAAGCCATCACTTCCTCGAATTTTAAAGAAATCATCTAATAGACGTAAACCCTCTGGGGTCAAAGTATTATATGTTCTCATTACTGTAGGTGCATAAATATGATTTTCAAGTATAATTTTCATTCGTGAAAGTGTATTTCTCGAAAATGTGCTAAGCACTAATTGAATATCCGCCCCTGGGTTTAACTGAAGATTTATTAACTTGAACATAAGCGCTATTATTCGTTCATTTTGATTGTCAGGCGGACTTAATACCTGAGCTCGTCGAAGTGTAATTCCTGATATAAACCTAGAAAAATCGCCAAAACAGGTTATTATGAGATTTCGTAATGACCGATCGGGAGGTCCAGCGACCGCAAATAAAGTAAATAATTTTAATACACATGATGCGGTAAACCGTATTCCACTATTCCACAATGAAATTAATATATCCCTGATAATTCTTGCAATATCCGCAAGAGTGGTATAAACACTTTCTAGCCTTGGTTGTTGTCCTGGTCCTGGTACTGGTGGTAATTGAATAGCTGCAACGAGGTCATTTGCAGCTGCCACAGCAGCTGCCGCATTAATGCCAGCAATATTTCCAAGATTAACACCAACACCAGGGGCAGCTGCAATATTCATACGATCAAAAAGAGCCGCTATTTGGCTTCTTGCTATTGGAATACTGTCTGAACATCTTTGTAAACATAATATGTAAATAGTCATAATAATATATTGTATCTGTACTGCTGAATAGGCTTCTATAGCTGTAATAAAACTAACCGCATTTTGTGGATCGACACCCATATAAACTAAAAAACCTGCAAAATTAATCCATGTACAATTATGGTATACATGCCCACATAATACGGTAAGTTGAGATGCATTTAAGTATCCAATTGTAATTGCTCCGATAATAGTATTTCCAAACAGTATTAAAGAATCTGCTGCGAGTACAATTGAAAAATATGTACCTACTAGACTAGCTCCAATCCGAAATACATTAGAATTCCATATTAAGTTGAGTGCCACCCTAACTGAAGCTAATGGAATATTAATATTCTGTTGTATTGCTTCTAATATTAAAGATTCATACGCCTGTACAAATTGATCTCTATATGCATCTGTACCAAATAACGGACCAGCCTCAACATCTTCTTGATCTATAAATTCGCTTAGATTCATTTCTCGCATTCTTCTTGTCGTTGAAGGTTCTAATGCATCTCTTATAATATGAATGATTGGTCCTAACCCACTCAGAATAGCTTGATCTATCTGTGGACCTATACCTTGTTGTGTAGGCATTAATGTTTGAATACCACTCGATACAGCTGACATTTCATCCAAATATGGCTGTAATGCGGCCTGCCCCGCAACATAATTAGCCTTTCTTTGGTTTGCTGCTTCAATTTGTCTTCTTATTGCTGTCAAAACTGGATCTTCAACCACACCACCACCACCACCACCACCACCACCACCACCACCACCACCACCACCACCACCACCTGCCACAGCAGCTATCATTCTTGCTTGTTGAACAACCATTGCTGGTGGTGATTCCACACTGGCAGACGCAATAACACTATTTGCTGCATTTGCGCATCCTCCAATAACATCGTCAATGACTGCTTCCTGTCGTCCTTGTTCGCTTCGTTGTTCGCTTCGTTTTTCATGTAGTTGTTCTTTAACACTTCTATATTCTGGTGGGGATTTTTTATCTTTCTCTTTCTCTTTCTCTTTAGATCCCTTACTCGGTGCTACTATTCCACCAGAAACTCCACCAGAAACTTTTTTCTCCACCGCTGCTTTTGGAGAAGAAGACATTTACTATAATCTAGATATCAATTATATACTAACACTACATAATAAATCACTCCTTTTCCACCACCTCTCCCCTTTTCTTAATACATTGATCATCCACACTAAATGTCGGCACCTTCACCTCTTGCGGAACAATCGAAATCACACACTTCGCCTTCTTCCCGTATAATGGTTCAGTGCATCCTTTTTCATGTTTCTTCCCCCGGTAAAACTCCTTAAAGTTAAACACCTTCGGTGCATCCTGGGTACATCGCGATCGAAAATGTTCATATCTCTCGCGCACATCGCAGTACGACAATCCCGACTTCTTCCCCAGCAGACGATTCACCGTTTCATGGAGGTCATAAACAAAACGCGAAAAAGTATCGCGGCTTTCCATATGACACATTTTCAGCGGCCGTGTTGCTAAATTATTTGTCAAATTCATTCGGCAATATTTACAAGGAAGAACATTCCTTAAATTCAGTATAAAATCCATATAATGCCGCTTTTGGTCTTCGGTCGGCTCGACCGGATAATTGAAACTCATCGTGTGAAGGAAGTGCCACATACTCGGCCCCCAAACCGTCGTAAGCATTCCATCTCCGCTATGAAAATCCTTCTTGGTGAATGCTCTCACTTTTTTCGTCCGTTGATGCGGAATTTGTGGCAGAGCGCCTACAAGATCAATACGACTGCTGCCACTGCGGCCACGAGTACGGTTGATCCGGCTCCGCCCTCCGCTTAATATCTTTGCTCGGTATGACACTGATGACAACTTTTGTTTTCGCGTCTTTGACATATGATAGTTCCGTATGCCAATAAACAAATTAAACGCGTCTAGGTATATTGACTATACTGTATTATACTACACAAATATTAAATTTACGTATTTCATTCCTATACAAATTATGGATGAGCATGTCGTGGCGCAACAGCAAAAGTGGTTCATGACCTTTGGCGGACCAACTGAAAATTATCATAATGCAGTGAGTCGGTTATGCGGCGAAGCTGACGCGCTCGGTGTATTCGATCGCATCATCGGTTATACTGAAAAGGATATCATGGATGACGAAGAATTCTGGAATAAGCATAAAGAATCTATATTATCAAATGAACGCGGTTATGGTTATTGGATATGGAAGTCGTATCTCACAAAAAAAACGTTAGAAATGATGGTGGATAACGACATTCTCGTATATTCAGATGCAGGATGTCAAATTAATCCACATGGAAAACCCAGGTTACTCGAATATTTTGATATTGTGAATCAAAGCACGTTCGCGAACTTTGCAATCCAGATGCCAGAACATTTAGAAAAAACGTGGACAAAAATGGATATTATCCATTATTACAATGCGAATCGACCCGAGATACTTGAAACCGGTCAATTAATCAGTGGCATATACATTATTAGAAAATGCCCACATACCATCAACATCATTGACCGATGGTATGAAGGTTCGTGCATCTATCATTTCCCAGACGATTCTCCAAGTACTATTTCAAATGATCCTTCGTTCATTGAAAATAGACATGACCAAAGTTTATTTTCAGTGCTTCGCAAAATATATGGGACTGAGATGACGACATTTGATGAAACATGGTTTGATCCAGACTGGCATAATTCAGGTATCGCTTATCCATTCTGGGCCGTACGAATGAGATATTAAAAATGTACGATTATAAATAGTAGATCATATATATAAGATTTATTTATTCATTTATTTATTCATTTATTCATTCCATTTATGTCTGCCGAATTGCCTTCCATTATCGAAGACCCTACAAACTATATTTCGCAATATAGCGAAAAAACAAAGTATTCATGCACTCTTTTAGGTATATCTCTATTTCTGGTTCTCTTATTTTTTGTTAGTCCATTTTCAGTATCATCCGGTTCCATTTCTTCAATCTTCATGAAGGTTGTTATCGTGGGGTTACTTGTTGCAACGTCAGCAATTCTATTTGAAGCCGTTAAGCCAGTGATGCAAACGGCCGGTGTCCTTGATACTGATATGTTTCCCGATCTCAAATTCAACTTCTTCATTACCGCAGGATTTATTCTTTTTATCGTTGTTTTAGGTATCGTAGTTGTTCGATTATAAACTACAACTCTTAAGTGTCCGTGATGTATTCAAACGGACAAGTATAGAGTGGCTTGTCGCCGGATGTCTCTTTCGCAATCCGAATAATTTCTTGAAAATATTTTCGATCATTGACGAAATCATCTCTGCGAACATTTAGTAATGTGCCATTATGAATATCGCGAAAAATCATAGTGTTCCCTTTTTGTAACTATATATCCTATCGAGATCTTTTCATATTGTTTTATTCGTTTGTTCTTCAGATTAATCATCATTGTATTATAATATAACAATACATTAGTACATGTCAGATACTGTATCCTCCGCAGCTACGCCTGTTACAGAGTCAGCATCATCAACGATGTCGTCAATTACTTCTGCACTTTCCGGTAATGCCAAAAATATCATTATCGTTCTTGTTATCGTCGCGGCACTCGGCGGTCTTCTTTATTACATGATTACAAATGATATGATTCCTGGGTTGAATAAGTTCTTTAGTAGTTCACAGGGTGTCACCGCCGCCCCAGATGGCATCGGTGCGAATGACGATAAAGTCGCTCAACTCTATTTGTTCAAAGTGGATTGGTGCCCGCATTGCAAGCAAGCAAAGCCTATTTTTGACGAGGCGGAAAAGAATCCTACAAATAAAGATTATAACGGATACACCGTTGTATTCAAGACTGTCGACTGTGAAGCTGAACCCGAATTAGCTGACAAGTTTAAGATCGAAGGTTATCCTACGATCAAACTCGTCAAAGATGGCCAGGTCTTCGAATATGATGCAAAGCCTGATACCGAGAAGATCGGCGAGTTCCTTGAAACTATGCTTGCGTCGAGTTAAACTGTGCTGTATTCAGTATTCATTATTCATTACCACTGTGAATGAATAATGTACCATATACGCCAACTTAGGCTTACATCATGGTCATATCATCATTACGAATTTCATATTCAATCGTACCTGGTGTCGGCGATGACGATGACGCTTGTTCTGGTGTAGGTTGAACGCCCGCTTGTTCTTCCGCAAGTTCGGATAATGATGTAACACCATTAGTTACAGGTGTTTCTGTAATGTTTTCGGGTTCATTATTCACACTCGAGTCTCTAAAATTTCTTCGATACGACAAAAATACATTCGCAAATGTTTCACCGCGTAAAACCAACTCACGCCGATAATTCTCATCTTTCACCCAGTTCATCCAATCTTTGATCGAAAACACCTTCGATACACAAACAACTTCATTTGGTATCGGTTTTGTGTGACGATTTTCATAAAAGTTTGTATTGATTTGATTGAAGAACGTGTAAATAAATTGTAACAGTGATGATTTTTCAGTTATCTTCGTTGGTTTCTTTTCCCAAATTACCTTTACACCAAGTATTTCCGCCAAACCGCATTTCTGGTCGCGAATACAATCATTCACAGGATAGTCGTTAATAATTCCCCCGTCCAAATAACAGCAGCCGTCGCGATAAATAGGCGCAAAACCGAATGGATAACAGCAACTCATATAGCACGCTTCTACCAACGACTGATTTGGATGGGTTTTATAACTAAAATCCACAATCTGGAACTTATTCATTTCAGTTACCATAAAATGAAGCTCTATTCCAGTTTTATCATAAAACTCTTTGAATGTGACATTTATAGATACATCCTTTCCTTGAAGAGCCGGTCGCAATGTTTCAGTGAATTCCTTCAAACCATATAGTCCGTGTGTGTTGTATAATTTAAAGATGTGTTCCAATTTATTTTTAGCATCGGCAATCGACGATGTCGAGAGATGTTCATTTAAATCGATATTGCTGGATGATGCCTGCGACGACGACGACGACGAAGACGTAAATATCTTCTCCCACGGGCGTTTAATGAGATAATCGTCCATAACCTCCCATTCGTAACGCAATGCTAGAATAATGGCAATATACGATCCAATCGAGGAACCGTAGATGGTTTTAATGTCTTTCATATTCCAGACTCCCTTTATGTTCAATGTACGAAGAATACTGTACATCATATGTCCAGCGGGACCACCGGATGAAATCACTAAGTGCTTGATTGTTGGCTCGGTCATTACAATTTGATTACTTTTATAATTGTAGGTTTATAAATGTAGGTTTATAAACGTATTCAATCGATTTATTTATTATTGTTTGCGCGTTTGCGAATATCCATTATTTTCTATTGTAATTACATACGCGCGGGCATAATGGACGACTTATTCAAATTTGCAGGTGATAATGTTGAAAACGTCGAAAAGATCAATTTAGATGAGTTGTATGAAAAAAAGAAAGAGCAAGATAAAAACAAACTATTCACATATAACAAAATCCTTACACGGATACATGAAAAAATTAAACTAACATCGCGTCAAAAATCGAACCAGCATTTTTGTTGGTATGTTGTTCCAGAAATCATTCTCGGAGTTGCAAATTACGATCATGCTGGGTGTATCGCGTATATTGTAGACAAGTTACAAGAAAATAACTTCATGGTGCGTTATACACATCCGAATTTATTGTTGATATCATGGCTTCACTATGTTCCCAATTATGTTCGTACGGAATACAAGAAAAAGACCGGAACTGCTATCGATGAATTTGGTCGACCAATATTGTATGACGCAGAAGGAAAAGTCATAAAATACAATGACGGTCCGGGGATCGTCGGGGGAGGCGGTGGTGGTATTCCGCGAAACCCAGAAGACGCGAATTCACTATTATACAATCAGCGCGGCGATCCTGGCACAAATGGAGCCCCTGCAGTAGTAGGAGGAGATAAAAAGGAATACAAGCCAACGGATACCTATCGACCAACTGGAAATTTAGTATATAATCAGGAGTATTTTCAAAAATTAGAGAACCGTCTGCAATAGCTCCGTACTACGCGGCAGCTCCGTACTACGCGGCAGCTCCGTACTACGCGGCAGCT